CCGCAACTAATGTGGCAACCTGCGCTGCGGTAGACCCAAGCGGGATTGAAACTGCTAGGCGCCGACTGCCGAGAAAGAAGCTTAGAACGCCTACGGCCGTGCTCGTTCCGGTGATTGTCAGAGTAACTGTTGCCTGCACCCCACTTGGCGGATCATCAAGCGCGATACCCCAAACTTCAACCAATGAAGGGTTCGCAAACCAGGCTTCAAACATTCCAGCCAAGTGGCTTGCCCTACCAAAGAAGGTGCGCGCCTGCGCCGCATCCGTCACGCGGGTAGGTACGCCGGCTGGCACTGTACCGGTGGTCAATTTCTGGCCCATCAGCAACACGCGCGCGGGCCAATCGTTCAATCCGCGCAGCGCGCGCGAATTATCAAATTCCACATAGCTTCCCGGAACGCGAATGCTATTCGGGATATTATTGAAACTGATCGAAGCGGACATGGGTGATTACTCCTTCTTCGCGCCATTGGTTTTCGCGGCTGGCGCCGCTTCCGGCACAGCCAGCATCACGTCGCCATCCGCAATCCGGCGACGCCAGTATTCACTTTCAACAACCTCAGCGCCTTCGGCGGGCAGGTAGCGCGGCAGTGGTGCCATGGCATCCGGGTTTGCGACCAAAAGGTCAGGCTTGGACGGTTTCACGAACATCTCGGGTGCCTCACGTGATGGGAAGGGTGACGCGCACCACAGCATCGGCGCGACTGGCGCCGCTGGTGGGTGCGGGCGGGGGCTTGGCGACATTGCCGAAGGGCGGAATGTCCTGATCTGCGTGGAAGGTGATGAAATCATCCAGCGTGGTGGGCGGTGCGCCGGTGGCATCGCCAGCATCAATCTGCGGCACACCCCAGGCATCCTGAATTTGCACCGGCACATCGCAGACCAGGCCATAGACGGTGATGCCGTTCTTTTCGAAGACGGATGCGTAAAGGTTTTCGCAGCTCTGCACTTCGATCTGGCTCGCGGCGCCTTCCGGCACCCAGCGGTCCAGCGTGGCGGCGGTCAGCACGGCCATTTCATAAGCGCCAATCGTGGCTTCATCGCCGCGCCGGCGCGCGCGTTCGCCACTGGCATTGGATGCCACCAGATAGATGCCGAAGGTGGTCATGACGCTGCCGGGCAGGCGCGCGCTGCGCTGCCAGCCCAGGAAGGCCACGTAAATCGCAGGCGCCATGGTTAGAATGCGCAGCAGCTCCTCCGCGTCGAATTTCGCGGGCTTGTGGTCAACCTCGCGCACGCGGCCCTGAAAGGCTTCGCGCAGGCGGCAGATGATGGCGTCTTCCAGCGCGCCGATCATAGCGGGCCACCCCAGCGATAGGCGCCAAGATCGGCTTCAATCACGCCTGGGCTGCCTGCCTTGAAGCGCACAGCAGTGGCATCTTCTGCGGGCTCCGCGCCCGTGCTGGTGATGCCCAAATCCGCCTTGCCGGCGGCAACATCCTTCAGGAAGGCGATGGCCTGGTCCCGGTCCTGCCGCACCTGGTCGGTCGGCTGGCGGTCTCCGCCCAGATGCAATTCGAACCGCGCGATGGCAGCGGAAAGCTTGACCAGAATGGTCGGCACTGCCGAAAGCGGCAGCGTGTGGCGCGGGCGCAAATAGCCATCCACCATATCGCCCGCGTCATTGCACGCCCGCTGCACCCGCGCAGTATCCACCTGGCCGAGCAAGGATGGCGCAAGCTGCGCCACCTCATTCTGGCCGAAGCGGTCAATCAAATCCTGCGGGGTGCAGTAAGCGGTCATAGAGCGGTCGGCGCCCTTTGCCGGCCCTTGGGTTCGCGGGTAGAAGATGCGCCGGCAGCCTCATCCCCATCAGCCACCGGCGCTTCCTCGACCTCATCATCCACCGCGCCCAGGGCGATGAGTTCGGGGACCAGGTCGCGGCGGATTTCAGCCACCGCGCCCTCTTCAATACGCACGCCGTCAACATCAAGATTGCGCAGCGCGCGGATTTTCTGCGTGTCCTTCGCCATGGTCAGTCCACCGCGGTTTCAAAGTAGTAGCCAGAAGCGGAAGCGGTGATCACTTCCTTGACGCTTTCGCCCACACGCACCCGGACAGAACCGCGCAGGCCCATCTTGGGTTCATCCATCGTGCCCGCGATGCGCGTGCCGAATTCGGCGGTCAGGCCGAAAGTCGGCTGATCGGCATCTGCAGCGTCCGGTGAGATGAACAGCGCTGCGGCATGCTTGCCCCAAACGCGGGAAACGGTAGGCGACTGGCCCTTGCGCGCGGTATTCACAAAACCAGCACCCACCAGCACTTCGCGTACTTCAAAGAAGGCCGCGACTTGTTCGCGCGTGACGGCACCGGCATTCACCTGATTACCCAGGATGGCGGTGACCATGCGCGGATGCTGGCGCAGCTTGGTCCAGGTGGCCTGGCCAAAGGTCAGCACATTCGGGCGGAAGATCGGCACATCCAAAGCGGCCAGGATGGCATCCACCGGATTGGAATTGGTGAAATCCGACCATCTGCTGGTGCCGGTAAGCGTGGTGCGGTTCGCCGCCGGATAAGTCGCGGGATTGAACACCAGGTTTGCCACGCGGATTTCGCGGTCCAGCGTCAGCAGGCCAGCCAGCAGGGACGTGCTTTTGGCCATGGGCGAAACCGGGCCACCCGAAGCGGGCTTCTGCATTTCTTCCCAGGCGATCACTTCATCATTCGGGATGATGTCATCAATGCCGTAATCAATGCATTCGTCAGACACCAATTCGCCGCCGAATTCCAGCACGCTTGGTTCCGCGCGGCGCGCCACGCGGGTGGACGGCACGGTATAGGCATCGGCCAGCGGATAGCGGGTCCAGGAGAATTTCTTGCCCACGCGGCCCACGCGGGGCAGCACACGGTCGGCAATTAAATCCACATCGCGGTTGCGATAACCAATCGCGATGGCGGTCAGGTTTGGATTTACGGGGAAAGCGGTGGTGGCCATGCTGGCTGCTCCTTCTTAACCTTGGACCGAGCCGGGGCTCAGCAACACGCGGATCACGTCACCAGCGGCAACGGCGGCATCCAGCGCCAGGCCGATCACGCGGTTATTGGTGCCGGCGGCAGGCGCGGCGGCAACGCCACGGCCCGATGCATCGGAAGTGACCGGCACACCAACTGAAACAGCGGCGCCAGCTTCCACATAAGCGATGCCATGCGTCATCACTTCCACACGCTCACCGGAAGCGATGGTCAGATCAGTGTTCACGCCGATCAGCGCATGCGAAACCGCTGCGGCCTGTTCGACAGCATCCGCAGACGTGATGCGCACGATGCGGTAGGGATTGATGGCGCCGCCTGCGACGAACGCCTTGAACAAAATCGGGTTGCTCACGCAGACCTCCTGTTGGTGACATGCTCAACGGCGCTTGCCATTGAAACGCTTTGGCCTGCCGCCGCGCGTTCGGCCTGATAGGCCGTGGCGGCGGAAGCGATGGCCATGGGATCATCAGCGGCGAATTCCGCCGTGCCCGCAGGCGCCAATTCGCGGAATTCCACACGCGCGGGCAGCGCGGACAGAACGGCACGGAAGGCATCCAGCGGCGCCTCCTTCACGGTGGCATCGCCTTCGGTGAAGGAAACCTCACCCGTAACCGGCAGGCTGGCGGCAAAGGCCAGGATGCGCGGCACCACCCCTTGCGGGATGCGCGCTTCGGTCACCAGCTTTTCAGTGAAGGCGGCCATCTCCGCAGCGCGGCGCGCGGCATCCGCCTCAGCAAAGGCGGCTTCGCGCGCCTGCAAATCGCGTTCGCGCGCTTCAAGCGCGGCGATGCGATCCGCATCATCCGGTTTTTCAGTCGGCACTGTCACAGTCTCCTGTTGCTTGTCTTCGGCAAAAGCGGGGGGCGGAATGGCGGCGGCGCGGGCGCCTTCGGCCTGCCCTTCCAAACGCGCCAGTTCATCCGTCATGCGTTGAACGGGTTGCGAGGGCAGAATTTTATCGGCCGTTTCCAGGCCTTCCTTCGCCACAATCCAATCGCGCAGCCCACGGAACAGCCCGCCGATATCGGAAAGCATCATGGACATGCGCCACGGGCTGTAGGCCGCGCCATCGGCGGCGAATTCCAGCGTCACCACATCCGCTTCATCCGCCGCGAAGGCCACATCGCGCAGGCCCTTCACCGCTGGCGCGGCTGCGCCCAGGAAGCCGACATGCTTCAGATAGAAGGCACCGGGCTTCGGGTTGGATGGATGGTTCGGCGTGTAGAAGGACGCGCTGATTTTCTTGAAGCGGCCCGCTTGCACCATCTCCGCGAAGGCGGGTTCCACCTGATGCGGTTCCGCGACCAGGTCGCCACCTTCAGCACGCAAAGCGCGCACCCAGCCATAGGCCGGGGCATCGGTTTTCGGATGGCCGACAACCAACGGCGCTTCGCCAAGGGCGGGATCATAGGCAGCGGCGGTCGCGGCCAGATCGGCCTCACGAAACTCAAGCGCACCGCCCTGCATGGGCTGGTGGATGCCGGCGCGGAAGATATGGAGCTGCTTCATCACCGCCTTACTGGCGGTTCTGATCCTGTAAAATTATGCGGACAGGCGTCCGCACGGCCCCAATCCTCGCGCGCGCGCGATGCGCACCAGCGACCCGGCGCGATTAAGAGCGAATAAGAGCCCTAAGAGCCGGGTCAGGCGCCTTTAAAACCGCGTGACGCCCGGATGCCGCGCCCTGGCGGCCTTCCCGCCTGTAGCGCGCCCGTACGCGGTTCTTCACGCGCCACGCATCGCACGCCGCGCGTGGTCTTGAAAGATCGCCATGATCTCCGCGCGGTCGGCATCCGAAACGCCAAGCCATGGCCGCGCCGGAATGCGCACGCTGCGCGCGAAGACCCGCGTGCGGCCAAGCCGGAAGGCCAGCCGCCCGGCAGCCTTGGGGCGGATGGTGCCGCCGAATTGATGGATGGCGGCGTAGATCACATTCGTGCCGACCACCACGCGGTTGCCATCGGCGCGGCGCGAAAGGCTGCCCAGCAGCCGGCCTGTCTCACGCAGCATGGAACCGCCGCGCTTCGCCGCCGCATAGCCGGGGTTCAGCTTTGGCCAGGCCACACCATCCGGCGATTGCTCAGCCGCCGCGCGTTCCTGCGTGGATAGGATCAGCGCTTCGCCAATCTCGGCCATCGCGGCCTGCGGGCGGCGCATCAGCGCGCCCAGGCCCTGAATGGCATCGCGGAATTCAGCGGTGTTGATGGTGATGCGCACGCCGGTCATGGTTACAGATGCTCCTCTACCGCCGCGAGCAAGGCCGCGAAGGCGCGCTTGTCGCTTTCCGCCTGCACGGGGTCCAGCGCGCGAATGGCAGCATCATTCGCGACGGCGTCCGGGTTCTTCAGGCCCATCCGATCTGCGGCGTAGCTGTATTGCGCCGCCCATACCGCGATGCGCACATCCTCATGATCCACGGCATTGATTGGGACCAGCGCATAGCCGCAGCGGCGCAGAATGGTGCGGAGGATTCTCATGGTGCTTCTTCCTGTCGGCGATACACCAGCGCGCCGGATCGCTGCTTTTCCAGATAAGCCGTGGCGCGCGCCGCCAGCAGCGCGGCGCCGAACCAGCCAGCGCTTGTCCATTCCAGCACGGCCAGGCCCGCCGCCGTGCCAGCAAAGCGGCGCAGATAGCGCCGGCGCAGGCGCAGATTGCCATCGGGCGTCTCAGCCCAATCCACCCAAATCTCATCCGGGTCTTTGAGCGCTTCGGCCAGCTGCGCCAGCTGCTGCAAGCGCCGCGCATTCCGCACGACTTCGCCATCCGCATTCAGGAACAGATCGCGGCTGATCACCACGCGGGTGCCAGACACATCTCGGAACACGGCAGGGCGGTCTCGGGTCGCGCCAAACTCACCCAGGAAGGCGTCAATCGCCGCATTCGCATCAGCGCCTGCTGGCGCTGGCGTGGCGCTGGAAGGCCGCGCGGGCGGCATGGCGGGCAGATCATTCGGGCGCTGGCCGGAAGGCCGCAGGCCACCACCACGATAAGGCTGAAGTGGTTCGGCAAGCGGTTGCGGCACCACGCCCTGCGTCCAGCTTGCGCCGACGTTATAGTCCCACCCCGGATCAATGCCGGCAGGCAAAGCGGAAATCTCTCCGGTGGTCGGATCACGATATGGCCTGGTCCCCGCAGGCGGTGCTTCATCCGGGCCTGTCTTGCCAGCGCGCGCCAGGTCGCGCGGGCCAAGGCTTTGCACGTAGCAGCCGCAGCCCCAGCCATTCGGCGGGTAGTGGCTTTGCCAGAACGGATCATCCGCGCGCAGCACCAGGCCATCCCAGGCCTTGTGCTGTTTGCGCGCATCGCGCTTGCCGCTGTGGCGATAGCGCCAGAAAGGCCGCGCCGCCAGCACATCCGGGTCGGTCATCTGCGCGTAGCGGCCAGCGGCATAGGCGGTGCGCATGTTGGTCTCGTAAACCGTGCGCGTGCGCCAGCCGACATAGCCAGGCCCGCGATCCGCCCAGCCAAGCTCGCCCAGCAGCGGGGCGATATCGGCGCGGAATTCATCCAGCGTCGTGCCCTGCGCAATCGCCTTATCCATGGCGCGGCGGATATCGGCCAGCATGTCATCCGCCTGCACACCGGCAACGGACCAGGCGCGCGCATGGGCGCCGTGGCGCAGATCATCCCAGGCGCGCGTCGGCGTATTCACCTTCGCCCTGAAGAAGCGGATGGCTTCTTCCGGCGGCAGGTTCAGCGCATCAATACTGCCGCTCATGTCGCGGGCGTGGCTTCATCCTGCGCATCGCTGCGCCCGGCCAGGTGGCCCACAATCAAGGCAGGCGTCAGTTCTTCCACCAGGCGGCCCACCGGCATGGCGGCGGACAAGCGCAGCAGGCGCATTTCCAGATCGGCGAAATCCACCGCCGCCGAAACCTCGGCCCGGATGGCGGCCAGCATCGCGGCCTGGGCAGGCGCGCCGCGGCGCGCAAGCTGATCCGCCAGCGCTTCCGGAATGGTGGCGGGGTCCACGCCTTCCGCGAAGGCAGGCGGTGGTGGCAGCGTGGCGGGCTGGGCGCCCGCGATGCGCCGATAGCCGGGCCCGTAGCGTTCCAGGACCAATTCCTCGGTCGGCTCATAGCCCACCTTGAACAGCTTTTCATCCAGCGCCGCATCAGCCAGCAGGTCAGGTTCTTCCGGCGCCTTGCGCCAGACCATCGGCTGCGCCGCGCCGGGCAGATTGAGTTCGACCATCCACCTGAGCAGGCTCTCATTCAGTTCTTCGGACAGCATATCCGCATCCGCATCGGCCAATTCAGTGCGGACATCATTATGGGTTTCGGATGCGGCGCGCGCGCCATTCTGGCCCATCTCGGTCGTCAGCGTTTCGCCCAGCACAATCTTGGAAATCTCGGCGTTCATCGCCTGCACCAATTCCTTGTGCATATCCGCCGTGCCGGTTTTGCTGACCTCCAGCATCTTGATCAGCGTGCCGGATGGCACCGCCACGCCGGCGCCGCGCGCGATGCCCTGGATCATGGTGACCAGGCGGTCCACATCGCCATCCGATGTGCCCTGCGGGTATTCAGCATAGACGAAGGGCTGGCCATGCTTTTCGATCAGCGCATTCCAAAGGGCCACGCCGTTCCGCTTGAAAAACACCGGCCAGAACAAATCATAGCCCAACCCACGCCCATAGGCGTCTTCATTTTCTTCGGCCCAGTACCGCACCAGGATGAATTTGCGGTCCGGTACCGGGATGCCCTGGGTGCGGTTTTCGCGCGTCAGCAGCCGCAGCTTGCCATCACGGTCAAAGGCGAAGCGGCGCGGGTTCCGCACGCGGATATCGGCGGGCACAATCCAGGTTCGGCGCGTGCCATCCACCTCAATCTCTGCCGCTTCCCACATGATTTCCGCGACCGAGATTCCGGTCAGCACCGCCGTCAGCAGGCCACGGCAGGCACGGTCGAAGCGGATGCGCTTCAGTGCGGCTTTCACCAGTTCCGCCGCCAGCAAATCAGCCGGCGCTTCGCCACCTGGTTCCACCTGATATTCGCGCGCCACCACGGCATTGCGGCGCTTGCGCAGCACCGCGCCCGCATGGCCATCCCGCGCCAGGTCTTGATAGATGCCAAGGCCCTTGGCAGCGCCGCGCGTCAGGATGATGTCGTCCCGCGTGGCCATGGTGAAGGCGTAGTAATTGGCGGTGATGTCACGTTCGAAGGTCGCGACCTCGTTCCTCAATTCCTCGGGCAGGCGGGTGCCGCTCATGTGATATCCTCAGCCAAGATAGGTTGCGACTGCGCCATGCGGCGACATGCCCAGAATGCTGCCATCATCAGGCAGGGCCATGATGTCGCTGCGCGGGATTGGGAAATTGGTCAGGCTGCCCCAGTCACGGCTGGCGGCGTAGATCACCAGCGCGGCGGCAATCGCCGCGTCACCATGGCGCTGGCCAGCCTTCGGATCGCGGTCTTCGCCTTTCGCGGTGACCTGGCGCTGCCGCACGCGCGCCACGCCATTCACCAATTCAATGGCGCGGAAATCTTCCACCACCTGCGCATCGGCGGGGATTTCAAAGCTGGCATCCTGGAAGGCCGCTTTCAATTTCGGCATGTGGTCGCGGTACCAGCCTTCGGTCAGATGAATGCCTTCCACGCGATGCGCGCCGTAGCGCTGCATGGTGCGTTCCGCCAGCCAGGCGCCATTGCCGGTGCGGTCCAGCACCAGGCCGGAAAGCCGGGGCTGGCGATCCGCCAGATAGAACAGGATTTCGCGTTGCTGTTCGAAGGGCACGTTGCGAAGTTCAAGGGTGAAGGGCGTTGCGCGCATCAGGTTCGGCATGATCTGGATGGGCCAGATCACGGAAAGATCGGCCACGCGGCCAAAGTCCATCCCGGTCAGGCTGCGCAGCAGCGGGTCCAGCCGGTCCAGCAGCGGGCGGATATTGTCTTCACACCAGCGCAGCGTTTCCTTGGTGCGGATGTGATCCGGCTGATGCACGAATTCATCGGCGCAGGTGTAGCGCAGCACGGGGATATCGCGGCTGGCGCGCGCTTCAATCAGGTGCAGCGGCAGATATCGGCCGGAACCGGCGCGCGGCACCACATCCAATTCCTCGCTTGCGACATCGCCATAGAAGTCGCGGATTTTTGCCTTCCAGGCAGCTTCGCCTTCGGCGGTCCATGGCACGCCCAGCTTCAAGGCCACGCGGCGGTAAAGCCCCTGGTCGCAGGCTTCATCAAAGGTGGTGCGCAGCAGGTGGTAAGGTTTTCGCTTGGCGCGGATATCATTGATCAGTTCCGCGAAGGGGTTCTCCGCACCGTCATGCGTGGACACCACCAGGACGCGCCCGCCCCAGATAAGAAACGCCAAAGCGGCCTTTAGAAGCGCCAGAAGATCATCATGGAAGGCAGCTTCGTCGATGATCACAAAACCCTGCCGGCCACGCAAAGACCGGGGCCGCGATGAAAGCGCCTGGATTTCAAAGCCCGATGCAAACTTGATCCGGAAGGCAGCGATGTGCCGTTCCATGCCCTTATCTTCCTGGTCGCTGAACAGGAATTCGCCGATCTCACCGGCGGCCAGGCCAAAGCTGCGCGCCCACATGGCGCAGACATCAATGAATTCGCGCGCCATGTCCAAATTGTAGCCGATGTAAAGCACGTCCATCCCGCGCTGATCACGCGCGGCACCTGCCATCAGCACGGCCGGCGCACCCACCCCCCAGGTCGCGCCGATGCGGCGAGATTTTTCATAGACCGTGACATCATGCTGGGCGACCGCGCGCACCAGGTCGCGCTGGTATGGCAGCAGCACGCCATCAATGTCGGGGCTACTCGAAGGCGTCGAGTTCGGCGCGGCCATCACACGCTGCCTTGTGCTGGTTCCATGGCCGCGGTGAAGTCAGCGGCGTTGCGGACCATCCGCGCCAATTCGCGCGCCTGGATGGGCGTCAGGAAAACCGTCGCGGCAGGTTCGGGTGGATTACCCGCCACCACCAGCAGGCGCACCAGCGCACCGTCAGATGTCACCTGAATGCCCATGTCGCGGTTCATGCCGCCACCCCCAGGATGCTGGCCTTGATCGCTCGTACCGTATCGGCGCTCAGCCCTTTCTCGCGCGCCACGGCCTCAGCGGCGCGGGCAGCGCCAGCCTTGGCCTTCGCCGCCGCGCGATCTTCCACGCGCGCCACAAATTCCACATTCTGCCGGCTGGCCGTGGTCAGGCGCTGCACGGCCTCGGCCATCAGCGCCACGGATTTCGGGTCTCGCACATGCGCCAGCGCGGCTTCGCTGCCTTCTTCCGCGCCTTCTTCGGCGGATGCCAGGAAGTCGAACAAGAAGGAATGCATCATCTCGATATTCAGCCGCGCGGTCTGGCTTTCCGGCGCATCGCCCAATTGCCGCACCAGCGCTTCGGATATCGCTCGGGACCGGCGCAGCCTTTCGCCAACCTTGTCCATCTGCTGCACATGGCGGCCCAGCGCGCTACGGCTGACGGTCACTTCCATGCCTTGCAGATGCGTCAGAATTTCATCCAGCGTGCGGCCCTGGTCGCGCAGCCGCCCGATGGCTTCGCGGATTTCGCCCGGCAGGCGCGCGATGGTGGAAGGCCGCACCATTTCTCAATGCCCCGGCAGTGGGCGCGCGACGCCCGGGTGCGGCCTGCCGCGCGCGACATCAACGCCATCTTCCGTGGCGCGCGCCACCCAGATCACGCCATCATCCAATTCGCGCAGCGTCACCAGGCGGTGATCCTTCAGCCAGGTCAGATCAGCGCGCAGCATATCGCGCGACACTTCATGGCCGAGCGACGCCAGGGCGCGCTTCAGCACACTGTCATTCAGCGCGTAGTCATGATCTTCCGCCAAGGCGCGCAGGATGATCAGGCGCCGGTCTTCGGCCAGCAGCGCGGCGAAATCAGGCATCAGGCACGCCCTTCCTCAGCTGGTGATGCACAAGCAGGCCGGTCTGGTGTTCCACCCGCGTGAGGATTTGCTGCACCCCGCCGACGCGTTCCGCGACGACCGCGACCGCGCGATCCAGATCATT